TCGTTCAGGCAGTGCCTGGTCAAGTTGGTGTCGCGATTCATGGGTCGAGAGGCAGCTGGTCGATTAAAGACTGAATTCAAGAAAGCTGGCTTGAAGATGTCACGAAAAAAGGCTATAATGTCACCGGAGCAGTGGTTAGTGGCTCGTGATCGGATGGCAGCATTGAGGGCGAAGAAATGAGTGATGGGTTTATTGTAGAAGTGCATTACCGGAAGAACGGCGTGGACGGAACTGAAGTGTGGCGTAATAAGCAGGTGCATGCCGCCTGCTGGTTGACTCGTAAGAAGCATGGCAAGGATAAAACTGTGATTACGGGTACGACGACTCGAATGATGACCCATCAGGATAAGAAGATTCCTGCCCCGCCTCCTGGATGGAAGTTTCAAGGCTTTAAGACGAATATGAAGAAGAATCGTTTTGGACGGTTGGTGGCTGGTCGTGCTGAAGAGACGATGGAGTTTGAGGAGTAAAAAAAGTTCTGGTTTTAGGAAAAAAACAGTTGACTTGAGACTGTTTTGTGACGATAATATATGTATGGTGAGAGGAGAAATGAATATGTTTAGAGTTGAAGTCAAAATGAAAAACGAAGTCGTTCAGAAGACTTTCGAAGAGATTGATGATGCATTCGTAGAGATCGATCGCGCTGTCCATTTTGCTGAAGTTCCAGCGAAGATGGTTGCGCTGTATCAAGATGATCGCTTTGTCCGCGGGTACATCAACGGTGAGGAGATTACTCCTCGTACTAATTCAATTTATGTGTAAGTGAGGAGATTATATTATGGCACATAATGTAGAAACTATGGCGTATGCCGGTGAAGTTCCTTGGCACGGTCTTGGAACAAAAGTTAACGCTGACGTATCAGTTGAGGATATGCTCGGTGCAGCAGGGCTGAACTGGGGTGTATCTAAGCATCAGACCTTCTTCCGCGTGGGAGACCAGGAGCTTCCTACTGGTAAGTATGCCTTGGTACGGGATACTGATAACCGCGTGCTCTCCAGTGTCTCTCAAGCCTGGGAGCCTTGTCAGAATGCTGACGCGTTTGAGCTCTTCAATGAGTTTGTTGATGCCGGTGATATGGAAATGCATACGGCTGGTTCATTGAAGAATGGGCAGATCGTGTGGGGCCTGGCTAAGATGAAAGATTCATTTGACGTCTTCAAAGGCGATCAGATAGATCAGTATCTGCTGCTGGTGAATCCTCATCAGTTCGGTCAGGGCATTCATGTTCGCTCTACTCCGATTCGTGTGGTGTGTAATAACACATTGTCTCTGTCTTTGGGTACTGCTTCTAAGATGGAAGCCAGCCAGAACCATCGCAAGGCTTTCGATCCGGCTGAGATGATTGAGACTCTCGGATTGGCTCGTGAGAAGCTTGAGAAGTATAAGTCAATGGCTGAGTTCCTTGGCTTGAAGTCTATCAAGGATGCGACTTTGGAGGAATACATGAATGTTGTATTCCCTAACTTCTCTAAGAAGGCAGAAGCTGGGTTATCTCGCAACGCCCAGCGTGCCATCGAAGTAATGGATACGCAGCCTGGTGCAGAGTTTGCATCTGGTACTTGGTGGCAAGCTTTTAATGCAGTGACTTATCTGTGTGATCATGAGTTAGGTCGCAATGCAGATACGCGTCTGCAGTCGGCATGGTTCGGTGTCAATAAGGATCGTAAGAACTTCGCTCTCGAAAAGGCGATTGAATTCGCAGAGGCAGCCTAGTGCTGCCTGTCGAGCTAGATAGTAAAAAGAAGGAGTATTCATGCCTGAATGGTTCGTATTAGTATTAATGGCAGTCTGTGCCTGGTTTTCTTTTAAATCAGGTGAAAGATCAGGCATCATTACAGGCGTGAATATGTCACTTGAAATGTTAAAAGATAGCGGATTTATTGACGTAACAGAAGATGGCGAGATCAGACGAGTCAAAGACGTACCAGGGTCCTGATGTAGGATTCACATCTTACGATACAGCAGTCCTCAATGGCTGGAAGGTAAAAGTATCGAAGATGAAGCAAGATGGATTAGAGCAGATACTTGTTGCTCTTTTTCATCCGCTGCTTGAAGAGGCAGAGGTTCAGTTCTTCACGTCTGAGTATGATGCAATACGTTTCATTCAATATTACGTGAGTAAATTTGCATAACAGAATTCGATGATGCAAAGTAATAGGTTGACGGACGAGGGTGCGAATCCCTCCTGTTCCACCAAAAGCACATCTGGTAAGGCGCGGTAAGGTTCGACGAGTACGTTTGAAGACCACGCAGGGTGTGTTTTTGATGGGGCAGATATAGATTCGACGGCGACTGAAAGGCTTTGTGGAGAATCGTCAAGGCAGAAGACGTTAGGATTGGGGGTTCCCGGTCGAAGAAGCAACTTAAAGTAACTGCAAACGATAGCAATTACGCACTTGCTGCCTGATCGAGGTTAGCGGAGTCTTAGGGGGAGCTTGGCAACAGAAGTCCCCCTTCTTTTTAGAGGCACCTGCCATGAAACCTATCCTATGGATAGTGGCATCAATTTTTGTCACCGTCATTAATATTCAGGCTGTAAGAGCTGAGCATAACGGCATCTTTCCTGATCAAAAAGATCTTCCGATGCAGTGTGGAGATACCGAGCATCTGCTTGATGGACTTAAGCAGCGATATGAAGAAGAAGTTGTGATGATGTCAGCCGGAATCAATCAAGTAGGACATGAGTTATTTCATTCATTATGGATTAATGCTGGGACGCGAACCTGGTCATTTATGGTAGTGAATAAAGACTTGGGTATTACCTGTTTGATAGCAAGCGGTGATAATTTTAATATGTTCTTCCCAGGTCAAGATACGTAAAGTTTTAATATCCTAGCTTATAAATAGCGGTGATAGATTAGAACCTAAACATCATGCACTTGGAGCATATTATGCAAAAGATGTTAGCGGTGCTTTTCTTCGCTATGACTACATTATATGCTTTTGGGGCTGACCCAATTGTCACTGAATCGACTACTACAAGCACGGTCACCACAAACGGGTCTATGGAGACAACAGTAAAGTCGCCTCCGCCCTCTGCTATTTCGCCGCAGTTCAGCTCCGGTAATAACAGCGATCTCTGTACTATTGGAGTTGCTGGTGCAGTTCAAACTCAAATCCTGGGCATCTCTGCCGGTACTACGTTCACTGAAGAGAATTGTATTCGTCTGAAAAACGCAAAGACGTTATACGATATGGGTATGAAAGTAGCCGCGGTATCGGTGATGTGTCAAGATGAAAAGGTATTCGATGCGATGATGAATGCAGGCACTCCCTGCCCATACAAAGGCATGATTGGTGAAGCCGCTCGCATTGGTTGGGAATCGCACGTAGAAGAAACTCGTAAAGAACTGATAGAATCGGATAAGCCAAATGTTAAACAGACTGCTGCTGTCAGCGGCCTTGGTATCCTGGGGTGGTTACTGCTATTCTGATAGCATAGCACCTTACTATGGAGTAACACCAAATGCTGCAGCTGGCGGTCATAGCTGGAGTATGGATAATATTTTACCATCAGGCGTGCCTGGATTGGATATAGATTTAGTGATCTATAATTACACTCCAATCAAAGAAACACAAGATGATATGATAGTCCATATTCAGAATAAGAACGCTGATGGTACAGGATATATTTTTAGAGAGTCAGATGATTGGTCAGGACTCGCCGGCGGGGTAGAGATACGTAAAGTAGTTCCTGTTACGCCATTGAATCGCAGTAACTGGGGCGATGGATCTATAGAAGTGGAAGGCACCGGCACAGTTGACAATGCCAGTGTCATTTACAACTATCGAGTCGATCCATGTTACGATCCGCAATACGATCCAAACTGTCCGGGATATCAACCGTACATCCCTGAAATACCTCAGGTAAACGTAGATGATATTTACGACGCTACTGAAGATGAATATGTGTCGTTAAGCAGTGACGAGACAATATTGCTGGAAGAGAATGAAGAAGTCTTAGAAGAAAAAGACGAGGAAGACGAAGAGGAAGAAGAAAAGCGTAAACGAGCCTACCGTCTTGAGGCTTTACAGGCCAGTAATGCGGCCGCGCTTTTCGCTGAGAATCAAAGAATACAGCTGATGAATCAAGTAGCACAGCAAGCTGTAGATACTTTATATGCTCCTAAGATCATTAATGGGGGAGTATACAACGATACACTTGAGTTAGTCGATAAGGAGTTGCCGCAGAATCAGCGCGGGCTTCGAAATGGTTTGGCGCAGCAATTGTTGCACAAAAGAATGGTTGAAATGCAGTATGGAAAATAAGAAAAAAGGAGAACAGCATGTTCAAACAAGCAATCTTTGCTGCAGTTGCCTTAGGAGCGACATACGCTCATGCAGCAGAAGTTCCGATTAACGGAACGGTACAGTCGCGCTGTATCATTACTACAGATACAGCCGGGGTATATGGTAACCCTAACGCGTATACGTTAACAACAGATCCAGCCAGTGGTGGCCAGCTACCGGTAGTCAGATTTGATGTAACACTAGCTGATGCATATTATGCTGAGATTACAGCACCTACACAATTCAGTACAAGCCCTACATTGCCTGATACAGTCACCTGGACTGGTGACACTGAAGTGCAATCTGTATCCGATGCAACAGGGATGGGGGCATATGAAAGCAGCAAAGTTGAACTTGGAATGACCGACAAGTATGACTTGACAGCAACAGGCTCAACCTGGTTTAAGACATCTTCTGAAGCAACGATGGGCGGTAATAGAGCATTCCCTGGCGGTAATTATACTGCGTTAGTTGAAGCGGTATGTGTAGCGCAGTAAGATGAAAGCTTTATTTTATGCATTAGTGTTATGCTTTGTATCCGGGCAAGCTGTTGCCCATGAAATGGTACCGACGTACCCTAAGTGGCGACTGGGCGTCTATCCAGGAGTTCTTGTAACTACTATTGAACTGTTTAATAAGCGGCAGGATGTAGAGTTTTACGAGATAGGAGTATTTGACGAGAATTGGGAGCCAGTTTACTTTGTCGCTGATTATAAGGTAATTAAACTCAAGTACTTGTCTGGTGCTTCTATTGATGTGTATATTGCCAAAGAAAACAGAGATAGAGTAGAATATATCTGCTCAAAGTCTAAGATACGAAAAGATCAAGCAGTATCGCCGTCAGTATCTTCTAAAATATGCTCGAGGTTAAAATGAGACGGCTACTAGTAACATTATCGATATCTTTACTGGCGGCCACTGCCTATGCAGATAATAGCTCTTTAAACCTTCAATTACCAAGCTCCAATGCAACATATGGGCAAGATAGTTTTAGAGCTGGTGATCTAGACTGTAAGAACGCTATCGGTGGATCAACCAATGTAGAGTTCGGCGTAACCGGTATTATTGATAATGCAACCGGCCCTTTTAGTTCAGAAGATCCACTGAACCCAGAATCAAAAGATATTGGCGTTTACGCGCGAATCATTATACCATTAGATGGACCTGATGAAAGAATAAACTGTAATACCTTGTATCAGTTAGAGTTGAGAAAGAAGCGTATTGAAATCTTGAAGCTTCAGGAAGAGTTAAATGCGCTACGTGAATTAAATCAATCAAATGGGTTTGAGAATTAAGTATGTGGATTTTATTGATGATGATTGTGGTGAATGGTGAGTTGATTATGTACGACCAAGGCATTTATAATACCATGGATGAATGCATGTCAGTGCGTGTAGCCATGGAACAAGAAATGAGCGGTACCGAATATCGTCTAACCTGCTTTAAATGGAGAGACAAATAAATGGCAGAGTTTGAATTCGGCGGGATGACTTTCCGCGGCGGTAAGATGATGGTAGTCCTCACTGCGCTTTCTACTCTGGCTGGCGGTGCATGGGCTGGTTTTGAGATCTACAAAGATTATATGGACATGAAAGAGATTGTTCAGAACATAGACGTAGATGCAATTGCAGCTGAGAACGCACTAGTAGTGCAAAAAATCGAAGAGTCAATGGTGCGTATCGAAGAAGCTATTGAATATACAAGAGACATTAAGTCCGGTCTTCGCGATGATATTATGGCTATTGAAAAGCAAGTTGATCGCATGGAAGATAGCCTTCGCGAACAAGAACAAGAAACTAGGGATATTATTGCAAACGCAGAAGAGCGCTTTGAGAATAAGCGTGATGCGCTGCAGAATGATTATGATGAGAAGGCCAATCGCCTATCAGAAAGAAATGATACGAAAATAACTGATATTGAAACAAAAGTTGAACGTGATATGAAAGACCTAGAGGAGAGACTAACGAATAAATTACAGCGGGCCCTTGATAATCCGCTTGCAAATTAACCCTAAAGTTACTATAATATGGCTATGATGGAAATTAATTCTGTAAAATCTGCAAACCAGTTCTCGTATGATATCGAGATGATTGTTCAGAAGAAGCGTTGTGATTACCTTGACGCTATTCTTCTGTATATTGAAGAGCGCGAGCTGGAAGTTGAAACGGTAGCGGCGCTAGTTAGAAATAGTGTTGTTATTAAATCTAAACTTCAAGCTGAATGTGTTGATATGAACCTAATAGCAGGAGCGACAGCGAAGTTACCAATATGAGGTATGCCTTAAAGATGGAGCCTTTTGAAGTATATCAAAAGTACCTGGCGTTAAAGAATCACTTCTCGAACGACAAGTATGATTACTTCACTTACAATGGCAAGATGAAATTAACCCGCGACTCATTCGAACGTCGCAAAGACAAATATTTCTTTTATAAGCTATCCAAAGCTAAAGATGTAGAGAAAGTCTTACTCGCTAATATGGTAGACGGAGATACTTCTTTTTGGATTGGTGAGGTAAGAGATAGCACCCCAGAAGACATCTATAAAAAATGGTTGAAGAGACAGCAATCACTGCTGTACAAGTTCACAGAAGATCTGGATAACCTGAAAGAAGACTTTAATGAGAATATTCAAGTCGACGAATATGGGCATCCTTATCTTTTGAGACTATACATGCGTGGCGATGTATGTATAGAAACGGTCATTGTTCTGAACATGTTGACAAACTTCTTCCCATACTGGGATAAGAAGATGAAAGATGATCCGATCTGGCCAGACACTAAGCGTAAAATGCTCAAGTATCAGCCCTTCTTAAGTATCGAGCCTTCTCGATTCAAGAAAAAAGTAGTTGAGCATTTCAGCTAAGTACGTTATAATATTATGAATATTGTGGATACGCAGTAATACAACGTTATACAAGCATACAGGAGATACGATATGGCAGGTTCATTTGCCGATCTTAAGCGTTCGCGTCAGAACAGCTTAGACCAACTCACTACCGAGCTTACTAAGCTTCAAACCCCTCAACAGAATAACGGAGCCGATGATCGCTTCTGGAAACCAGAAGTAGACAAGTCAGGCAACGGCTATGCTGTTATTCGATTCCTCCCTGCACCTCAAGGCGAAGATATGCCCTTTGTCCGCGTATGGGATCATGGCTTCAAAGGTCCAACTGGCAAGTGGTACATTGAGAAGTCTCTCACTACGGTAGGTCAAAAAGACCCGGTCTCAGAGTATAATACTATGCTTTGGAACTCAGGTATTGAGGCTAACAAGCAGCAGGTGCGAGAGCAAAAGCGCCGTCTAGGTTTCTACTCTAACATCTATGTGGTTCAGGATCCATCTAATCCTCAGAACGAAGGCAAAGTCTTTTTGTACCGTTATGGTAAGAAGATTTTTGACAAACTTAATGAGGCTATGAATCCAGAATTTGTAGATGAGACGCCTATGAACCCATTTGATCTATGGGAAGGAGCGAACTTCAAGTTGAAGATTCGTAATGTAGAAGGCTATCGTAACTACGATAAGTCAGAGTTTGGCACGTCAGAGCCATTGTTACAAGACGATGAAGAGCTTGAAGCAATCTGGAATAGAGAGTATTCTTTATCCGAGTTTGTCGATGCGACTCAATTCAAGACGTATGACGAGCTCAAGCAGAAGCTCTATGATGTTCTTGAGTTAAATACTCCTCAAGAAACAGCACGTCCAGCTACGGCTGATATTATTGAGGAAGCTCCAAAGCCGATGAAGACGGCTGAGGCAGAGACAGAAAGCTTTGCATTCGCAGATGATGAGGAAGAGGAAAGCTTGAACTTCTTTAAGAAGCTAGCCGAAGACTAATTACTTAGTCGATGCCCTGGAGCTTCCAGGGAATCCTCCGCCGGCAGGTCTTGCTCCTCCACCACCAATACTATAGGAAGAGCGAGCATCTGTCGGCGCACTAATTCCATAAGTTCTTTGATCGTAAAATACAAACTGCTCAGGCTGCAATGATCCACCTAAACCTGTAGGGTTAACTCCCGTACTGAAAGGATCGAATGTACTGACCTGAGGTCGGTTAGGTATATCCATCCAGCTAGAAGGGAAGAGAGGATCACCTAGAGCATTAGGTGGAAGCTCGCGACGCTTGGCTTCTTCTTGGGCTTTAATCTCTTGTAGTTCATCCTCGACTTTACCTTTGACAAAGGCAAGCTGCCTATCAAGTTGTCTGAGTTCAGATGCTGCAGCCTGTCTAGCCTGAAATGCGGCTACTCTATCAGCTTCCGCAGCTTCAAATCCTTCAGTCCCTCTTGCTGCATTTCTAGCAGTAGTTTTGATCTGTAGATCTGCGTCGAGTTCTGCTTGACGTGCTTCTAATTCGTCATACTGTTGCTGCAAAGATTTAACACGAGGATCATTAGTAACATTTGATGCATAGAGCCCAGGAATATATGGAGCGATTTCATCTACTAAAGTGCTAACAAAGTCGGT